AAAAGAAAAGGAGACGTTATTGAAACAAAATGTGTTGATGATATATGGGAAGGTACGAAAATCGGTGGTCAAATATTGGTTAATTGCAGAAGACGCCCTAATCAAGTTAGGTCTGTTGACGACGCTGGTAGCACATCTTTATCTTATGTAGGTGTAGTATACAATCACACTACAGGAAAACCTACAAGCTTAGTAGATATTATGCGGCACATACAAATGTTGTATAATATTGTAATGTACCATATAGAACTAGCTCTTGCTCGTTCAGGTGGTAAAGCAGTAGTGTATGATGTGTCACAAATGCCTTCCAATATTGGTATGGATATGCAAGAGGTTATGTATCACCTTAAGAATGATGGTATCATACCTATAAACACAAGAGATGAAGGAGGGGATTCTGCATCTTTTAATCAATTTCAACAAGTTGATTTTACACTATCTAATTCAGTGCAACAACTTATTAATTTGAAATTAATGCTTGAACAAACGGCAGGTCAAGTATCTGGTGTATCACCACAAAGAGAAGGAGCTGTTGAGCAGTATGAGTATGTAGGTAATGTACAGCGCTCAGTATCACAATCTTCTATATCTACAGGTAGTTGGTTTTTTACACATAATGAAGTTAAAAAGAAAGTATTTGAAAAATTAGCAAACCTTATGAAGATAGCTTGGTCTGGAGGTAAAAAGGCAGGCTTTATTTTAGGTGATGCAGGATATAAGATGCTTAACATACTACCCGATGTAGCTCTTAATGATTATGGTATTTTTATGGGAGATTCAGGTAAAGATGACGCTCTTAAACAAGCGGTGCAACAAATGTCACAAGCAGCATTACAGTCAGGTACTATTACTCTTTTAGATGCTCTTAAAGTTATGAAAGCAGATACTATGACGGAAGCGCAAGTTGTACTTGAGCAAGGGATTGACGCTATGCGTAAACAACAACAAGCGGCTCAACAGCAAGCTATGCAACAGCAACAAGCTGCAGCAGAAGCGCAAGCACAACAATCACAAGCAGACATGCAACTTAAACAAATGGATATAGAGGGTAGAATAAAAGTTGCTCAAATAAATGCTGAAGCAAGAGTTGCTGCACAAGAAGTAGCGTCTGATGCTCATAGAGATATAGATGATGTTAGAGAAAAGAATAAATTAAGTTTAGAAAAAATAAAAGCAGATTTTAATTCTCAGCAAAAAGAAAAAGATGCAGAGCAATCAATGAAAATAGAGTCAGCAAAAAGTGTTCAAAAAAAGTAATATATTTGTAAACAGTTAAAAGCAATAAAAATGGCAGAAGAAAGCAAAATTATTGAGGAAGCGGTAAATGCTTCAGAAGAAACAAAACAGGAAGGTTTTGACCCATCAGCGTTTTTAAGTGACGACGCTGTTGAAGCAGTCAAAACAATGACAGATGAAGAACAGCCACAAGAAGCTACATCAGGTGAAACAACAGAAACAGAAAATGATGAAGGTTTTTCGTGGGACTCTGTGGAAACTAATACCGAAGTGGAAGCAAAGGTTGATGAACCTGAAGCCGAAACGAAAGAGCAGGAAACAGAAGATTGGGATGACGTCGAAGAGGAAGTGGCAGAAGAGGAACAGTCTTCATCAGCAGAATTGGATTGGGAAAATATTAGCAAAGAAGCAGGTATTGAGGCAACGAGCAAAGAAGAGTTTATAGCAAAAGTTCAAGATGCTATGAAGCCTCAGGTAAGTGACAATGAAGCTATTAAAAATCTTAATAGTTTCTTAGAGCTATCTGATAAAGACCTTGTAATAGCAGATATGAGAGCATCTAAGTATGATGATGATGCAATTGATGATACTATTGATAGGTTAACAGATGCAGGTTTGTTAAAAAGAGAAGCAACTTTAATTCGTCAGCAATTAACAAAGCATATCCATAGTGAAAAGGATAGATTGCGAAACGAAAAAGTACAAGTAGAAAAGCAAAAGGCAGAGAAGGCTACAAAATCTCGCAAAGAACTACAAAACTTTATAAGAAATAAAGAAGAGTTTTTTGGAGGTAAGATTTCTCAAAAAGACAAGAAACAACTGTATAGTTACATAACCAAAGGAGATTTCGCCCAAGACATATTTGAGTCTCATGCCAATGTTGCGGAGGCCGCTTTCTTATGGCGAAACAAGGACAAGATTTTCAAGATGATTAGAACGCAAGGCGTCGAACAAGGAAAATCAAAAGTTCTAGATGGTATTACTTCTCCAAGTAGAGGTAATCGTTCTTCTAACAGTTTTGAGGCTCCAAGCAAAGGCTTTGACCCGAATAAGTTTTTAGGTTCATAATTATATATTGTTTATATAAAACAATTTTTAATTTTTAAAACACTCAGAAATAATGAGAGTATATAACGCTAAATATGACGCTGCCCATAACACGGCAGAAAATGCTCTGGTAGCAAATTTGCTTAAATACCCAGAGATTGCAAAAAAAGTAATCGAGCTTTATCCTCGATACACTACAACTTACCTTCTTGAAAAATTAGGTTTTGGTGCTAGTGAAAAAGTATTAGGAGACAATTCTTTCGAATGGAAGTCTATGGCTCGATACAGAAAATTACAAAAACTAAAAACAGCTCTTGCTCACAATGGAGGTAACGCTGTTTCTGTTGGTGACACACTTACAACTATTAAAGTTGTTGAAACTGGTGATGATGTTTGTATGGTTAACAAGTTCGATATTATTCGTCTTGCTGATGGTTCACAATACTATGTAACAGCTGTAGCTGCTGTTTCAGGTGGTTCTCGTGCTTTAACTGCAATTGCTTTAACAGCATCTGTTGCTACAAATACAATATTAGCAGCTAATTCTGTTGTTGCTGTAATTGGTAATGCATTTGGAGAAGCTTCTGAAGGCTCTACAGTAGGTGAAGGTTACGCTTACCCAGAAACTCGTAAAAACTGGTTAACTATTTCTCGTAAGAAATTAGTTATTGATGCTCGTGACCTTACAGATGTTACATGGGTTGAACATAATGGACACCGTTTATGGTTCTTTACTAAAGAGCAACAAACTGAAGCTCAGTTTATGTATGACTTAGAAGTTATGCGTTGGTTTGGTAAATCTTCTATTGCACAATATACTGCATCTACTGCTGGTTCTAACCCAGACCCTATTACAGGTGTGCCAATTATTGGTGATGGTTTACTAGCACAAATTTCTTCTACTAACGTTCTTACTTACGAAGAAGATAAGAATGTTACTGAAGACCAACTTGTTGACTTCATGGCTCAATTATCATTAAATGCACAAAATGCAACAGGTAATGAGTATGTAGTATTTACAGGTACTCAAGGTAAAGTTCAATTCCACAGAGCAATGAAAGACTTATTGTTCTCTAATGGAGGTCAAGCTTCATCAATTTTAGTTGATAAGGCTGGTCAAGAAATTGCTGTAGGTTCTAACTTTAGTTCTTACATGTGTATGGGTAATAAAATTACTTTAGCACACTGTCCAGTATTTGATGACCCGAATATTGCAGCTGCTCCAGGTTATGCTGCTAATGCTGAAATTAATGCTGACGGTTCAAGCACAGGATTTAAAGGTGCTAACCTTTCAGGTTTAATGGTATTTTTAGATATGGGCGTACAACAAGGTGTTGCAAACATCGAGCTTATCTCTAAAGGTGCTGAAGGCACTAACCGTAACTGGGTTAAGAAATATGTACCAGGTATGATTAATCCTTATGACTCTAAGTCTATGTTAGCTGCTTCGGGAGATGACAAATTCGAGTGTCACTGGTTAACTCAATCAGGTATTATAGTAAGAAACCCACTATCTTGTGGTATCTTTAAACCAACTGGTTTAGTAATATAATATTAATGCGCCCCTTCGGGGGCGTGTTTTTACTTAAGTTTAATTAATAAAAAGCAAAAAGATGGAAAGCAATCACTTTGTAAAGTACGAGTTTCATGATTTGAAAAATTTTAATTATTATCATTTTTCTAATTACAAACTTAAAAATGGAAAAAGAGTTGAGTATTTGGATATTAATGGAGAGAATTCAAAATTAATATGGCGCAATGCAACAGTCTTATTAGATATGGACATTGAAAGTAATGTGTTAATTGACAATTTTTTAAAAACACATCCTTCTGTTTTAATGGGAGAATGGAAGCGTACTGATTTAAAACGGCAAGAAGAGAAAAAAACAAAAGATACTTTAGATTCAGCAAGAGCTATTATAGAAGCTGCTAAAATGACAGAAGCAGAAGTAATTCAATTTGCAACATTAAAGCGTATGAATTTAAACGCTGACATGGATACTTTAAGAGCAAAAATAATAGGTGTGGCGCAAGCAACTCCTGAATCTTTTATGGAAACACATTTTGACCCAGAAAAAGATTTAAGAGTGTTTGTTGTTGAAGCTGTTAAAGAAAGAAAGTTAGATTATAGAAATGATACTTTCTATTATGGAAAGGAAGCAATTGGTACTAACGAAGAACAAGTTTTAGTTTGGTTAAAAGACAACAAAGACATCTTGGCTATACTAAAGAATGAAATTCGTGGTAACGATAAACCAAAAAAGAAAATAATTAAAATAGAAGAATAATGAATGACGCTGGTGCTAGAGCTCGAATTAGAAACATTATAGACAGTGAAACTACTGCGTACTTTAGTAACGGAGAGTTAGACGAGTTTATGAAAATGGCTACTGATGAGTTTGTGCAGCAATATTACATGGGCTTTGAAACTACACAAGATAGTAGAGATAAGCTTAGTGATTTAGTTATTAGCAAGGAAGTAGACTTTATAGATACAACACCAGTTTCAATCGCAACTATGGATGACTCTGATACATATGGTAGATTTTTGTCTGCTTATGTAAAAGATAGTCCTAATGTAAACGTAAAAGTTATACAAATAGAAGATATATCAGCTTATTTAAATGACCCATTTAATAAAGCAGATGCTAGTAATCCTGTTATCTATTTT